GTACTTTAAGTGTTAATAATTTAGTATATAATTTATCAAGTAGAAAATTAGGTATTGGCGCTACTGCTCCTGATAACAAGTTGCATGTTTATAGCAATGCAGAAAATAGACTAGTAAAGTTCGAGGGAAAAAACTCTTCTCTTTCTGAGGTATTTCAAACTAATAATTTTAATAATGATGAAGTTTCTTATACTGGTCCTAGGAACTCAATATATACATTTGCTAGATCTGTCGGAACTGGTCCTACATTCACAAATAATGTAAGTAAGTGGGGGATAGGTTTATATGATGATGGAGTGGCAGATTCTTATGAAGATGTTTTTGTTTTTAGAGTAGATGCAGATATAGCTTCAGAGGCTTCTATTAAAGCTTCTATAAATAGAGATGGCGATTTAGATATAAAAGGATCTTTAACTACTAATTCTGCTTACACTAAAGGTAAATTTATTCAAAATTATCATACGAGGTGTATTTCTGGAGATACTTATATTAACCCTTTTGAAGAAAGTTCTTCAACAAGCGCTAATGCTAGCAGCAGCACAGAAAACCCTTTTGCTATAGCTCCTTATGCCGGGACAATTAAAAAAATAAAAATTGTAACAGCAGATACTTCTTTAACTCATTTTACTGATGGCGCGAGATTTGAAATATCAGTTGTGGATGCTTCTTCTGGAGGAACAAACGAGGAATTAGATTGTTTTTCTAGTACAGCAAATACAGCTCCATCTACTTTGCCGACAAATGGCGTTGTTGCTCAGTTTAATTTAAATAGCATTTCTAGTGCTGGGAATGTATACACATTCACAAGTTTTTCAGGTAACGCAAGTTTTGCAGAGGGTCAATTAGTTCAGTATAGAATTTGTCAAGCTACAGGTCCAGCTACAGACATTAATTGTACTATCATGTCAAGCGTATCATACACAGTAGATTAAAATGGCTAAATTCATAAACTATAGAAATATTGATTTTAAAATCAATTCTCAGAATTTCTACGCTTCTCAAGTTAGTTTGAGCGCTAGTGCTTCTGTTGATGCTGTAGTTTTAAGTGATGGTTCTTTATTGAATTATGCTCCAAGTAGTGCTGTGGTAGGCAGTTTAGATTGTGAGTTTTATTTGACCGGCTCTTTACCTTCATTTTTAAATATAACAGGAACAGATGAAGCTGCAGTAAATGTTAGATTTGCAAATGTAAATATAACTGGAGCTTATCCTAAATCTATTTCTTTTAGTGTTGAACCATTCGAGCCTATTTTAATTTCGGCAAGTTTTGATTGGTATGGAAATGTTAAAGTAGAAGATTTTTCTGAGCAACCAGTAGTAAGTAGATTAAGAAAAGAAGTACCACAATATGTAGCTAATGCTTATAAATCTTATTTAGATAAAGAAAGTATTTTTGGAAATTCAATTGTGTCTAGTGGTCCTACTGGTCCTAGTGGACCTTTGGATTCTTTAGGAGATGTAGTCAGTTTTTCTTACTCTTCTAGTTGTGATAGACCGTCTTTTTTTAATGTTGAAGAAGTTATTCCATTCAGGGTAGCGAAATTAAATAAACAGTGTGAGGTTAACCTGAGTTCAAATAACTTAGGTAAGTTAGTATCTATAAATGGAAAAAACGCTACTAGCACAATTTATTTAAAAGATTTTTACGGAACTTCTTTAAACTCTTTTCCGATAAGCGGGGTTTTATCTAATCAAAGTTACAATGTTTCTAATGGTCAATATTTATTAGCAGAAGCTTCTATTCAGCAAACCGTAACAGAAAGAAAGACGTTGGTATAAAATGAGCTATATATTATCAGGGTTGAACATTCAAAATATCGCAGAATATGATTATTCTCAATCATACAATAAATACGATATTATAGATTTTCAATTGAATACAGAAAAATCTGTTTATCCTAGTTATACAGGATTTGGAGAAACTGGATTGTTTTTTTGGTTTAATAATGAATATATAGAAAGCTTTAATTTAGATTTAAGTAATAATATAACTGGTTGGAAAAATAAAGAAAGTGAAAATCCAGCCGGAACCACTTTTAAAGATTTAGTGCAATTATCTGATGATGAATCTTTGAGGCCTTTTGTTAATTTTAATGATGATTATATTGAATTGTTTGATGATCAATTTTTAAGTGGTTCTGGCTTTGATTGTGTTGAAAGAACAACTTTTATATGTTTTAATGCATCTACTAATTCAAATAATAATTCGATTCAAAATATTTTTAGATTTGATAGGGAGGATGGTTGGGCGTACAGTCATTTTGGGACAGGTCCTTCTGGATTTTTAAGAATTAGTGGCGCAGATTCTATGGGAGAATCAAAAATAATAGTAGATGAAACTGAATTCAATGCTGTTTGTCCGATTTATGATACTCCCAATATAATAACTTTAGTTCAAAAACCTGCAGCAGGAGGGTCCGGCCCTATTATGACAGTGAGACAAAATGGTCATCAATTAGGTGATTATGAAAATTATTATTCGGGCTGGCAGTCGGGGTTCATAAAGCTAGGAAATACAAGTAATGCTAATGGTATTAAATATTATGATTTCTTTTGTTTTAGTGGGGTGTTAGGCGAGAGCGCTCTTGATTCTTACGAAAAATATTTATTTGAAAATTATTTCGATTCGAATGGTATTTATTTTGCAAAAAAAGATGTTCCGGCTGGATTTTCTAGATCTCCTTTAGGTTATACTGGGAGTGATTATTGGACTCAAGATATAGATGATTTATTTAAATTGAGCTATGGATCGTCAGTTGAATTTTCAGCTAAATTATCGAGATCTAACTTTGGGGATGGTTATCAATCGAATATATCCAGAAATATAAATAGTTTAAATAGTTCTTTTAATTTAAAGTATGATGGACTCACAGATGTTCAGGCAAAATGTCTTATAACATACTTTGAAAATACTCCAGAAAAAGAAAATAAAAGCGAATACGAAGGTTATAGAGGCGTTGATATGGATTTATTTCAACCTTTCAAAAAAGACGCAGAGATTCATTTCTTGGAGATTGATCATTCGACTCCTTATAATAATATAAATAATATTTCTATAAAGGCTGAATCTTTATATGATAGTAATTTAGATTATAAAGGGATGCTTGTTCAGTTGGATGAATCTAATATAAGAACTTATTCTGATGATTTAGTTGGTTTTGAATACAATGATGTCGTGTATGTTGAGTCGTCAATTTATTCGCAGAGAGGATATTATTATTATACTGGAGCAAAAATTAACACAACTGTTGAAGAAGCTAATGCGCCTTTAGGTAATAATTCTCACTTTACAAAAGAATTTTATTTTAAACAAGATGTGGAATATAATGTGCCTGAACAGCTACGACTAGCTATGGCAGATTACGAATCTTCTACTAAAGAATATTTTAAAGATGGAATAAATTATAATAATTTAGAATTTAATTTATCTTTTTCGAGTAGATCGAACAAAGAGGCTAGGGCTATTTTGAAATTTTTAGATGATAAAGCTGGATTTAAAATATTTGGATATACTTTGCCGCAGCCTTATAATAAAGAGATAGATGTCTATTGTCCAGAATGGAGTCATTCTTACAATTTTTATGATAATAATGATATCCAAATGAAATTCATACAGTTTAGAGCAAAGTCTTCTGTGGTAACAAATTTTGACACTCAAATAGAGTTTGTGAAGTATATAATATGAGCACTGATTATAATGTAGGAGTTTATTTAGACCCCGTACCGACAGGTTTCGGAAGCTATACTGGTATTTCTATTTATAATAGATCTGACAAACCTGTTATCTATGCTGCTGAGATGTCAAAAACATCTTTATTTACTACGAATAATGATCCATTGCCAGATACTGATGCAGTAGATGATAATTTATATGATACTTTATTTGTGGCTTCTGATATAAATAACGTAGATACATCAATTAGCTCCGTTTCTCTTAGTTTGGGGGCCGGTGAGTCTGGTAATATTTATGTAGCTCACAAACCTTTTTCTACATTTTGGCCTACTTATCAAACAACTGGAATAGAAACGGCTAATTTAACTATAACTTCTGAATCTTCTGAAGGGGATTTAGATTCTACAATTACTGTGAAAGTAACAGGGCAAAGAATAATTGCTCCTGCAATTCCTGATAGGCCGGGAAATTTTTATGCTAGAGAATACTATAGTGAGACAGACGGGTATAATTTAAATTTTAATTGGGAGATTTTAAGTGGAAACTCGTTTATTTCTGGATTTAGAATAGATTTATGTAGCGATGATGCATTTTCAATTGATGTCGCTGATTCTCCTTATTATATTCAGGTTCCTAAAAATACCGAAGTATCTAAGCCAGATTATTTAGATTATTACAACTATGGAACAAGAAATTTTTCGTATAAAATAAATGATTTACCTACTGATGTTGACTTATACGCTAGAATAAGATCTATAAACGGTTTGAATGATCTAAGTTCTCATTCTACTTATTGTACTGGTGTCCAGCCTTTAGAGCTTAATCCTATAGATAAAGTGACTTACAGTGGATTTCATCCAGAACCGGGAGATAATATGGGTTTTGGAACAAATTTCATGACTATAAATAAACCTATAGATGAAGAATATGAAATTAATCTCACTAAAATATTATACGAAGCAAATAATAATTCTTATGATTTTTCTTTTTATACAGGAGTAGTTATAAATTTTTATTCTTCTAGTCTGGGCCAAGGTTATGGAAAAATAAGCTCTAATAAAAAAGATGTTGCCGCTATAAGATTGAAAAAGCCAGATGGTTATAGTTTTACTTACTCTGTTGATTCTAATAATAAATTTAATTTGATTTTGAATTTTGAAAACATTTTTGCGGCGGGTTACAATCCAGATGGTGCGGAATGGGTTGGTTTACAGGTTTCAAATCTTGAAAATGGTGGAGCTGTTTTTGATTTTGATAATCTTAACTATGATTCAAAAATTTTTGATTATTATGTGAATAAAGATAAGGATAGTGTCTTTTATGCCGGTCTTGCTGGTCAGGCAGCTTATATCTTAAGAAAGCAAGGAAGTGCAGGAGGGAACTATGTCGATGGTGAAAAAAATACACTAAATGAAGATAGTTTATATTATTATAATGATATTCCTATTGATAATACACCATTAAGTTCTAGTGAAATTAGTAATGGTTGGTCTAGGGAATATCAAAGCGTAGGAACAGATGGGCAATTATTTAAGAATAACATAGATTCTACATTTCCTAATGTTTATTTAGGATTTTCAGAAAGATCATCTGAGATTTTTATTCCTGAATCTGAGTTTTTATTTAGATTTACTAGCGAAGAAATATCTAGCAGTCAAAATGCTGGGGATTCAACGAATACATGGAATTCTTCAGCTGGAAAACCCGGAATATATTTTAAAAACAATAATAGCAATGTTTTAACTGTGAGAGAAGCTTATGGTAAAAAGTTTTATGAGTTAAGTGGAGGAATAGATCAAACAAATGCTATTCAAGCTTTTGAGGTTGTTGATGGGTCACCTACTGGTCCGGCTTTTTATGGAACTTCTAACAGTGCGGATATAAGACCTAATTATACAATATTAGTTTTTGCATTAGCTAGAAAAGATTTAGTGAATAATAATTATAGTGAGACAATTTATGATATGCTCTCCCAGTGTAATGCTATTCATAAGTTTGTAGATGGTACTGCTTGGGGAACAGCAAGCGTCCAACAGGCTGAAAGTTTTTGGGGTAGACAAGAAGCACCTTTTAACCCTGATAATCCAGTATATAATTTTTATTTACCTCAATATGGTAGTGTTTATAATAGGAGCTCTTTCGTGGGGTCTTGTTTGAATAGTCCAGCGCTTTTACTTCCAGATTCTTATTTTGAAAAAGATGGAGCGTTCGAGGTTAAAGAAAGAGATTTTTTTAATTATTCGAATCAGCAGACTCTTCACTATGATAAGTGGGTACCTGAAATTCCATTTTATCCTAATGGAAGAATATCAGCTACTCATAATACTTTTAAAGATTTTAATTTAGCTAAGACTTCTAGTTTTGAATCATCTGATAATCAAAAATTTACAATAATGCAAGATTCTTCGGGTTCAGTATATGATGAACTATCCGCATTTGAGTTATTTTTTGTTCAAATGCATTCAACGGTAGGTGCATATAATGCAAATTATGAATTTTCGGGAGCCCCGGTTAGGGGGTTGCGTAATCAGACCTTTATAAATGGTAAAGAAGTTTTTAATCAAATATTAGGACTCCAGAAAGATCTTCAAGTCAGAAGAATGCGTATTCAATTAAATAATCAAGATTCTAGATCAGATGATAATACTAGAACGAGATTATATTTGCTCGATTATATTTATGGTGCATCTCAAGATGTTAATAGAAGAGATTTATCATCGGATTCGATTATGGAATATTTAGTGAGTTATTATTCTCCGTTAATACTGAAATCAGCATCAAATAATTTACAATTAACTAAAAATGATTCTGGAGGTAATAGTCAATTGTCTTTTGGCTTACCTTTAAGTCATAACTTTTTAAATTTATATTCTACTTAAAATGTCAAATTTATTTTTACTTAAAAATAATGAAATCATTGACTTATTTGAGATTAAGTTAAGTGATTTTGAGGGTTATTTTTATTTCCATGGTTCTAAAAATTTCAACAGGGATTTAATTTTTCAAGGTAAAACTTACTTATATATACCTTGCGAAATGTCTAACTTACAATATGATTCAGAAGGAAAACAAAATAGACCAACTTTTGGTATAAGTAATGTAAACAATTTCATAAGTAATATAATTAAAGACAGAGGAGATTTGCTTGGGAAAGAGTTTTATCGAAAAAAAATATTAGCTAAAGATTTAGATGCTGTTAATTTCGGTGGTGAATCAAAAAATCCTTTAGGAGTTTCTTCTTTTGTTGATTTTGTTTCTAGTGATAAGTTTATAATAAATAGAAAAAATTCAGAAAATAAAGAAAAAGTAGAATTTGAATTGTCTAATATTTTAGATATAGATGGTTTAACTTGCCCGTCGAGAAAAGTCTATAATAATAGTTGCCCTTGGCAATATAGGGGGCACGGATGTAATTATGGTAAAAACTTAGGGTATTCTGGGCCTACTGTTGATATTACAGAAAAAATTGATCTAACTTTACAGAGCGTGTTATCGGATTCGACTAAGAGTTACTTAGGTGCGTGGTTTAATTATTCTGGAGTGAATGTTATAGAAGAATTTAGTAAATATTACAAGCATTTTTATCGGCGAGATAAGGTTCAAAAGAATTTTTATACAGCTAGCGCTTGGGAAAATAAAGCTGATGATATTAATAGTTCTCCGGCTAACGCTGATATTACTTCTAATATGAATACAGATATGTATTGGGATGCTGCTGATGGGAATCCAGCTATATTTTATAATGTAGGGAGAGTTAATAATAATTACGGAATTTGTCCTATAGTTTCTAATCCTAGATTCGCTAATAATAATCAATTTTTAAATATGTATTTAGACTATGATTATGATGGAAAAGATATTACTGTTTTTTATGTTTCTGAGCCAACTAGCGCTTTTAGTGGCTTTACTTATACACACGCTCCTAGGGGAGGTATATTCGCAAGAGGTTTAGCAACTCCGTCATTAAGTCAGGCGGATACTTATATAGGATACATGGGTATTCCAAATAAATCTTTTGCATTTAGAAAATCTCAAGCAGATTCTTTTCAAATAAAGAATAATAAAAATATAGCCACAGGAACTGAGAGTAGCTTATCTTTGTTTAACGCTAATAATCCTGTAATTTATTCTTGTTCTATTCCCAAAGATAATCATGATTATATTTCAAATAGAAATAAAATAGATTTATTTAGGAATGGTTATAAAATATCTTCAGCTCGTCAATTTTACGGAGCTTTAGCTAGTCATGGGATAAACAAATTAGGATTTAATCATGAGTCTAAATTTTCGAGTCATATAGTTATTTATGAAATAATTATATTTCAAAAACTTTTGAGCGAGGATGAGATTAAATCAGTGAATTCATATTTAGGGCAAAAATATGATATTCCAGCTAATGCTTCGGAGCATAGTGTTTCGAAATTAAAATCTAGCAGTGAATTTTTTACTGGTTATGAAGACGGAAATTTGGGTGTTCCTATGGCTGATGAAAATGATAAATTATTTTTAAATGAACAGAGTAGTGAATTTGCTTATTATTCTTCCTATGGTTTTGAAGATTTAATTTACAAGGGAGATTATAATAGTAAAACAGAGTATAAAAAGGGCGATTTTGTCAAAATTGATCCAGATATAAATTTTGATTTTGGTAAAGATTCTTTAACTCAACATTCTGAGCTTCCTTCTAGATTTTTCGTTTGCGTTTCGGTAAATGGTTCCAAGGGTATAAATCCATTAGATAACACAGAAATATGGAAAGAAGATAAATGTTCTAAAAAATTATCAGGGTGTTCTGCTAGGTTTAGAACTTCTCAAGATGCTCAAAGAATACCATTTGGGGGATTTCCCGGCACAGTATCTTATGATTATGACTTACCAAATTAAAAATAAAAAACTATTTGATGTATTAAAAAATAAATCTTTAGGTTCTAAAAAAGAAATTTGTGGATTTATATGTGATGAAAAATTTATAGAAAAAGAGAATATTCATCCAGATCCTATCAATTATTTTTTGATTTCTCCTAGGGAGTGTATTTGGGAAGATAATTGTATTCTTTTTCATAGTCATCCTGCTCACATAGAGAGAGCTGGATTTTCAGAATGGGATTTAGAAAATCAATATTTTTTTAATATGGATATGCTTTTATATAGTGTAAATAATGATGAATTTTATTATAAGGAGAAATAATGGTCGATATAACTCTAAGAGGAATTTTAGGTAAGAAGTTTGGTTCGGACTGGAGACTAAATGTGTCATCTGTTTTAGAAATATTTGAAGCTATTGAAGCTAATACATCTAGTGTGTCTAGGTGTTTTCGTGATTTACAAAAATTTGCAACTCATTTTATGGTTTTTATAGATGGAAAAGCTATGCCTCCTTATCTTTTAAATAGTAAAATATTAAAAAAGAATGACAAAGTAGAAATACTCCCTGTAGTTCAAGGGGGAGGAGTCACCTTGTTTATTATAGGAGTAGTTTTAACTGTGGCTTCTATAATTATAACCAAAATGATGAGCCCTAAAGCTCCAAAAGACGTTAAAACGAACTCAACAATCTTAGGTGGAATTAGAAATGTGTCAGCGCAAAATATTGTTGTTCCTATAGGTTATGGAAGATTAAAATTAGGCAGCTCTGTCGTTTCTAATAATTTAATCGTTAGAGATTTAAGTGAAACGCAAAATAATATTGGTTTAGATATGTATAATGTTACACCTTATATTTGGGGTACTTTTTAAGGATATTATTTATGATTTCTGTACAAGCTAAAAAATTCGAGCAGTATATGATATCTCGCCTTGAGGGATATTCTTTCGATTTTACTAGACCTAGTGCTAGCAGGAAATTGGAAAGTGATGAATTTGTTTTATCTACTGATTTAATTTGTGAGGGTCCAATAGCTGGCCTTGTTGATTCGGAAGGAGGTCTTTTAAAATACTTACCTAATAAAGATTATTCAAATATTGTATTAGGTCAAGGTGTTTATTATAATAACATTCCTTTAATAGATTCTAAAATAAATAAGTTTAATTTTGTTACTCAAGGTTTCGATATTGTTTATGGTTCAGAAAATAATGGTGATTTTTTTGATTTTCCTTCAACGGTTTTCAACTATAGGCAAACTTTAACAATGAATGAAGTAAATTTTGATTTAGCTTCTAACGAGGATCTTACTTATGGGCTTCCCATGGTTCATTATGCAAATGGAATTGCAAATTATAGTGTTATTAATACAAAATTTAGTGCTAATGCTTTAGACGCAAGTGATAGAACTGATTTTCAAAATTGGTTCACAAATATAAAAAATGCAAAAAATTACTGCAACCCGTTCATTCATGAAATAAAGAATAGCTTTGCAGATCAAATTTCTATAAATATTTCGATTGACCAGTTGTATTCAATTGATGGGAACGGTAATACTATAAATTCAAAAGTAGCTTTAGTTGTGGAGATTTTTGAAGACGATTCTGACAGGACATCTTTTTATGGTATTAATGTTTCAGGAATTTCAAAAAGCAATTATATTTTTCAGTTAATTTTAGGCTTGAATTCAAATCCTTTTTCAAATAAAAGTTTATATGTAAGGGTTTATCCATTAACTCAAAAAATTTCTTATAGTGATGGCAAAACTGCTTTAGTTGTTGGAATAGCTTCTATAGTTGAATCTGTGACAAAAAAGGGGAAATTTGTTTATCCTTATTCTGCGGTTGTTAGGTCTTGTGCTTCTTCCAAACATTTTAAAAATGATCCTGACAGAAGTTTTGACTTAAAATTACTTAAGATAAAAGTTCCAAATAATTATGATCCAGAAGCAAAAAATTATTCAGGAAATTGGGATGGAAATTTTAGTAATTTTTTAAGATGGACAGATAATCCGGCTTGGATTTTTTATGATATTTGTACGAATTCAAGGTATGGAGTTGGTAATGGTAAGGTATTTCTTGAGGATTTAAATAAGTGGGAATTGTATAAAATAGCAAAATATTGTGACGATTTAGTTATTTCAACCTCTCCTAGAGGAGCTTCTGAAGATTATTTCACTTATTATCCAGATGATAAAAATCATATTTTTATATCAAAAATAT